ATAGACTAGTATGTATAGACTAGTATATAGAGTAGTATATATAGATACTAGTATAAGTATAGACTAGTACGTAGTCTAGTAAAAAGCACATTTTTATTTATATAACCAAACATTAATTTAATTTTTTTAGTTTTATTTTTACAGTATGGAATTACAAGATAGGGTTTTAAAGATTGTAGGGTACAAGACGTGGAGCGATAAACGCAAAATTGACACACTATTAGAAATAGACGCAACAGCCTACACAAACTTAGGTAAAGACTCGACTAAAACAGAGAGAGAAAACACTAGAAGAGACAGTCGTTTTATATACCGTGCTATAAAAAGTATAGACGAGCCTTTAGGTACAAAGCTGCTTATTAATCAATGCTAAATGGCAAGAAAGCTCACTAGAAAAAACATAGTCAAGAAACTAGACACAGTGTTTAGTGAGTACATTCGTAGAAAATACGCAGACAAACTAGGTAACGTCAAGTGCTACACTTGCAACAAAACAGCATACTGGCGAGGCGAGGGCATACAAAACGGACATTTTATTTCTAGAGCCTCTAGAGCTTTACGCTGGAGTGAAGACAACTGCAGACCACAGTGTTACGGTTGTAACGTAGGACGTTATGGGCAAGCCTATATATTCTCACAGAATTTAAATAAAGAGTTTGGCTACGACAAAGCTGCAGAGCTGTTACAGCAAAGCAGAGAAATAGTCAAACACACCGACGCAGAGCTACTAGAAAAAATAGAGTATTTTAAGCAGAAAATAGAAGAACTTTAGTTATATTTGCCAGCTATATAATTATACATAGTTAGTCTTTTTTATTCTGTAAAGGGGTTTAGTTTTCACTAGACCCTTTTTTTATTAACATTTTTTTACTAGCTTTACATCAAAATACTAATTATGGATTTACAAACTGCACGTATAGAAGCACTAGAGCTAGAGGTCTTTAGGCTTAAACAAAAAGTAGAATTTCTAGAGGCTCAACTAGAAGTCAATAACAGATTATTAGAGCAAAACCTTTTTATTTAACACAATTTAATTATATGAAAACTGGCAAAATTACGCACATAGACCCAGAGGGTCAGTGGAATGGTTTGCAGAAGTATAAAATTACTTTAGCAGACGGTCTACAATACACTTTCTTTGCAAAGGGTACTTTCAAGAGAAACATAGGCGACGAAATTACTTACGAAGTTTCAAACGCAGAGTACAAAAATGCAAAGCTATTACCAGACTTAAAACAGCAAAACAGCTATACTGGTAGTAAAGACACACTAATAGTAAGACAGACTTGTGTAAAAGCTGCTGCAGAGTTTCACGCTCAAAGTAGCAATACACCAGAAGACTTACTAAAGACAGCAGAATTAATGTTTAATTGGATCACAAATGAATAAAAAATACATACACAAATACGTAGATAGCGTAGTAGCTAAAAGCGAGCCTAAATATGACTGGGTCATTACTAAACTGCACGTAAAAGCAGCAGACTTTGTAGACTTTTTAAAGGCTCACAAGACACACATTGAGAAAAATAATGGCTTTATGTCTTTTGACATACTTAGCTCTTCTAAAGACACTAGCAAACACTACGCTAGATACACAGAAATAAAAGAAGAGACCGAGCAAGTAACGGCTGCAGCACAAATGCCAGACCGTGAAAACGACGACTTACCGTTTTAACAAAGTTTTTTTAATATATTCGAGGGCTAGTACATTCTAGCCCTTTTTTTAGCAACTAACCAAATGTATATAGATTTTAACAAAGAAGTCAAGACTCTTGTAGACATACAACAAGGTAATTATAAAGAGGCTTTAAAACTTGACATTCCAGAAATAGACGAACACATAAGACTTAAAAAAGGTCTCACAGTTATACTAGGACACGCAAACGTAGGTAAGACTTCACTAGTTTTATTTTTAATGCTTTGCTACAGTATAAGACATAAAACAAAATGGCTAGTGTACTCTAGCGAAAATGAACCGTTCGAATTAATAAAGAAACTGTGCGAGAATCTACTAGAAGAGCCTTTGCATAAAATTATACCTAAAGACTTTACAAACGCACTTAGCTTTATAAAAACGCACTTTCTGTTTTTAGACAATACCAAAACATACGACTACGAAAGTTTACTAGAGGCTGCAGAGAAAACTAGAATAGGTTTTAAATACGACGGTTTTTTTGTAGACCCTTATAACTCTTTAGTAAGATCTAGCAAACTTAAAGACTTAGGTGCTCACGAGTACGACTACGAGGCAGCGACAAAGTTTCGCATATTCTGTCAAAAGTTTAGAATAAGTCTCTGGCTTTGTGGACACGCAAACACAGAGGCAGCTAGACAAAAGTATAGAGACGGACACCAGTACGCTGGCTTTCCAGTAGTACCTAGTGCGTCGTCAATGGAATCTGGCTCGAAGTGGGTTAACCGTAGTGACCAATTCTTAGTGGTACATAGGTTTATACAGCACCCTACAGAGTTTATGTATACTCAACTTCACTGCGTAAAACAGAAGTCTATAGAGTCTGGGGGTCGACCTACAAGTCTAGACTACCCTATAATGCTGCGTGCTTTAATTAACAATGTAGGCTACTCTATTAACAATGAAAGCGTAGTTAAAATAATAAAAAACATTAACGCACCGTTTTAAAAATTTGTAGCTTGATGTCCAATAATGGACACTATAAACCAAATTTACAACAAACACCAGACGTGGGTAGACATAGTAAAAACCTTTGGCGTAAACGAAGAAACAGCAAAAGACATAGTTAGCGAAATGTACATACGCTGTCTAAAACACATAGACAACGGCAAGAGCATACTATACGATAACGGCGAAGTCAATTACTACTTTATATTTCTGACTCTACGAAACCTGGTCTACGATCTTAAACGAGAAGAGAAAAAAATACGCTTTACTAGTTTAGATAGTCTAGAAAGCATAGAAGTCGAGCCATACACAGAAGACCCTCACGTGTTTGAAAAACACAAAACTATAACAGAGTGGCTAGAGCACCCAGACTTTCTAGATTTAATAAAAGACGACTCGTTTATTAATGACTTTACAAAAGACAAAATGCAGATTTACTACCTTAGACGGATATTTGAGAAAGTATTTATAGAAGGCAAGAAAATTTCAAAACTAAGTAGAGACAGTAAAATTACATACTGGTCTCTTAGAAACACAATCAAAATAATAAAAAAGCAAATCAAACGAGAATATGAAAATAGGGACATTCTTAGAACGGATATTTAAAGCTACTGGTATAAAATGGCTAGTAGAAAAAATAGTAGTAGATTTACTAGGTTTCGAGACTTGTGGCTGCGAGCGAAGACGAGACAAACTAGACAACTTAACAATAAAAAGAAAATGACAGACAAAGACTATAAATTCTGGACAAAGTTTCGAGGTAATACATCGACTCGCATAACATACGAAGAGCTTAAACGTATAGCACAAATGCACTCCGAGTACTATAAGCACACCTTTTTTATACCGTGTAGTTGTAACAAAAAGAAAATACAACGCTTTATAGACGACTTAAACAAAGTATATGAATCTAGAGAAAACGCATAAATACGAAGAGGCTGTAATAGCTTTTTTAAATATAGACGGCTGGTCTCTTACGCACACTGGCGACACTATGTTACCTTACGACGCTATAGGTTATACGCCTAAAGGCAAGAAGTGCGTTATAGAGATGAAGTTTAGAAACAAATACTACGACACAAAGGTTATAGAAAAATACAAATATGACAAATTAATGGAGCTAGAAGACGCAGTAAAACTATACTATGTCTTTGATCCTAAAGGAAACTACTTGTTTTGGCTAGACAGTATTGAAAACCTAGAGCAAAGCACACTTAAAATGCCAGCTACGACATACTGGGACAGTAGCAAAAAAGAGACTAAAGTTTACCTATTACCAGAAAGTAAGGCTAGTATTTCTTATATGTACCCAGAAGATTTTTAACAATTTTTGTTATTTCTTAACATAGTTTTTGTAGCTTTACGCTATGAATAATAAAGACAACAATGTTTTAGACGTAGAAGAGTTTAAATTCTACGCAGATTTTGAAACAGCCAGTTACATTATACAAGACTGGTACTCGCAGAAACCTACTAAGGATATGCAGAGACTTTACAACGCTTTCACTAATATAAGCGTATACGTTACACAAATGCAGCAACGCCAGAGGGTCTACGACGAGCAATTAAGCAAGTTTAGGTCAGCAAAGCTGCAAGCTGTAGAACGTGCAAGAATAGCAGAAGACAAACTAAATAATATAGAAAATGGCTAAATATGAAGTAGAGTACTGGCAGTACACCTGGCGTTACGATATGTACGATATTAAGTACATCGACGTAATTGCAGACAACGAAGAAGAGGCTATAAAGAAAGCAAGAGACTTAACTAAATTTTCAAAAAAACATTCAATATACCAGAAATATGAAGACAGTTAAATTACTAGACGGTAACCACTGGGACAAAGAAAAACTACTAGATAAAATGGTAGACGATAATTTCTACTATGGCGAGCTCAACAAACTAGCTTTAAGCAGCTCTAGTTTAAAATTATTACTAGACAGCCCAAAGTCGTACTACTACATTAATAAGTACGGCAATCAACAAACGCAAGCGTTACGCTCTGGCTGGCTTTTACATACTGCAGTCTTAGAGCCAGAAAAATACGACAAGCTAAAGTTTATACCAGTCAAAAGTAAAAACACTAAGGCGTACAAACTAGCAGTAGAAGAGTACGGACAAGTATTTACGCAGACAGAAAAAGACGAAACCGAGCGACTTGTTGACGCACTACTAAAAAACCCACAAGCTATAAGCCTATTAAGCGACTCGCAGACAGAAGTAGCTGGCATACACGAGGACATCTTTGGTATGCCGTTTAGAGGCAAAGCAGACATACTTAAAAACAAAGGTGGCATAGTAGACTTAAAAACTACTGTAGACGTGCAAAACTTTGACAAGAGTGCATACCGTTTTCGTTATTATTTACAAGTATATCTGTACTGTCAAATCTTTGACTGTGACTACAAAGACTTTACGTTTCTGTGTATATCTAAAAACACACTAGACGTAGGTGTATGGAATGTAAGCAAAGACTTTTACGAGTATGGCAAAAAAGAAGTCGAGCGAGCTATAAAACTATACAAGACATTTTTTGTAGAAGACTTTGACCTTAACGACTACACAATTACTGGCACAATATGATCTACTTTATGGACTTAGAGGGTTTACTGGTTTGTCTAGCTGTAGCCGTAGTTTTTTCGATTATTAGCTATTTAAAAGGTTATGAAGACGGACAAAAGGGCGAATAGCTGGACTTGTTTAGACAACTCGTTTTGCTACGCTAAATGTAGTGAACAGTGCGAGACTTGCAAGAAATTTGACGAAAGGGTAAAAAACAATACACAATGAAACCTAAAAAATATACTATGCTACAGAGAATAGAACGACTAGAGCGTACTGTAGCGAAACTATACATACTAATTGAAAAACTATATAATGACAACCCACAAGAGAATAGGAGACCTAGTAATTAATTTGACTGGTATTAATATATACCAGAAACGTAAGACACAAGAAATAGTAGACGCTCGCTGTTTATTTGACTATATAATGCGTGAGAAGTGCAAGTCTACACTATCTAAAATTGTAGATCATTACAGAAAGCAAGGGCTCTATAGACACCACGCTACTATAATACACAGCTCTAAGCTATGGCAAGACGTTTGCAGACGTAAGCCAGAATATAGACGACACTTCGCTACTATTATAGGCACAGAATTAAGCAAGGCACAATACCAAAACGCTTACGAGCTAGTAGATAAACTAAAGACTAAAAAGCAGCTTTCTAAGTTTCGCTTTATTATGCAAGAAATTATAGAGTAGCAAAAACAGTTTTTTTACGTTATATAGATATGCCATACGACAATACAGACCAGAAACAGAAAATGCTAGAAGCTTTAGAGTACAACTTAGGCATAGTATTACATAGCTGCACTAGTGCAAAGGTTTCTCGATCCGTACACTACAAATGGCTTAAAGAAGACCCAGAGTACTTACAAGCTGTACAAGACATACAAGAAAGTGCAATAGACTTTGTAGAGGGCAAACTATATGAGCAAATTAAAAACAATAACATAGCTGCTATAATTTTTTATCTAAAGAGCAAAGCCAAACATAGAGGCTACTACGACAAGCAAGAAATTGCTATGCCAGAGACAAAAAAATTCACGGTTAAAGTTATTGAGTAGTGCACATAGATACAAACGTAGTTTGGTCTCACTTAAAAAAGACCGACAAGAAAATAGTTATAGAGCAAGGTGGTACACGCTCTGGCAAAACATATAACATACTTCTATGGCTTATATTTGACTACGCAGAAAACAATACTGGCAAAACCGTTTCTATTTTTCGAGTGACCTACCCAGCTTTAAGGGCTACGGTTATGCGTGACTTTTTCGACATTCTAAACAAATACGATTTATACGTAGATGCAGATCACAATAAAAGTAATAGCGAGTACAAGCTAAACGGTAACCTATTTGAGTTTATTTCTGTAGACCAGCCTAGCAGACTTAAAGGTAGAAAGCGAGACCTGGCGTTTCTTAACGAGGCAAACGAGTTTAGCTACGAGCAATATAACCAGATTTTATTTCGTACAGCTAGCGACACAAGCCCTACAATAATTTTAGACTACAACCCTAGTGACGAGTATAGCTGGATATACAGCAAAGTAAAGACTAGAAAAGACGCAGACTTTCACATTACTACCTATAGAAACAATCCGTTTTTAGAGTCAGAGCTAGTAGCAGAAATAGAACGCCTTAGAGAAACAGACGAAGACTACTGGCGTATATATGGTCTAGGTCAAGTAGGTAGAAACAGAGCAACTATATTTAATTTCACAGAAGTTACAGAAATACCACTAGACGCAAAGCTAGTAGCTGCTGGTCTAGATTTTGGCTATGTTAACGATCCGAGCTGCTGTGTAATTACTTACAAGTCTGGCGACAATCTGTACATTAAAGAGCTGTTTTACGAGTATGCTATGACAAACGAAGACATACACAATAAACTCCTGGACATAGGCTTTGACCCTAGAGACGAAATTTTTGCCGACAGTGCAGAGCCGAAGAGTATCGACTATATACGCAGAATGGGTCGCTGGAATATAAAACCCAGCCTTAAAGGCAAAGACAGTATTTTGGCTGGAATCGACATACTTAAGAGACATAAGCTACACATAACAAGCGACAGCACAAACACACTAAAAGAGTTTAGAAACTATAAGTGGGTAGAAGACAAAAACGGCGTACTACTTAATAAACCAGTCCCACAAAACGACCACACCGCCGATGCGGTTCGCTATAGTATATTCACTAAACTAAGTAGACCTAACTTTGGTAGATACGCTATACGTTAAATTAAATTAAATTAAAGCAATATGAAATACGACAAAAAAAAGAAAAAAGACCTAAAAGTAGGCAAAGAATTATATAAAATATATGCAGAAGACATACCAGAAGAGTCTCGTTTCGGTGCTGTTTATTTAGCAGAAGGCTTATACATACACGCAGACGGTACAATAAACGAGCACCCATTTTAAACAAATTTTGTAGTTATTAACATTTTTACTATATTGCAGACATAAACAATAAAAATGAGACTATATAAAAAACCAGACTCCAATACGTGGGTCGACAAAAAAGAGTACTTTGACTTTCTGTTTAGTAAAGACTATATGCTAGACAACGGTGCTCTAAAAGACTACTTTAAAGAATTAGAGTAGAGTAGATTTTTTCATTATGGTTATTATAAGACCACTCTAGAAATAGGGTGGTTTTTTTATTAGTTAAATTTTAGAAACTTACGTTATATATAAAACGTACATTATGAAACTAGATTTGCTAGTGCCCACGTCTTTACACGATATACCACTCAAACACTACCAGAAGTTTATTAAGACTTTTGAAAATGCAGACGACTACACAGAAGACTACGCAGCCTTAAAAATGCTAGAAATATTTTGTGGAGTGCCTTACAGTGAGGCTATAAAGTTTAAAGTAGGCGACATAAACAGAGTCGTAAGTAAAATAAACGAGGCTCTAGCAGAAAAACCTAGTCTTATAAATAGATTTAAACTAGGATCAACAGAGTTTGGTTTTGTACCAGAGCTTAACGACCTTACGTTTGGCGAGTTTGTAGACATAGAGAATAATATAACAGACTGGGACAATATGCATAAAGCTATGGCAGTCTTATACAGACCTATAGTAAAGAAGTATAAAAAGAAATACGAAATAGAAGAGTATAGAGGCGACAACTGGTACGACGCTATGCTCGATATGCCAGCTAGTGTAGCCGTTTCTGCTATTGTTTTTTTTTACAATTTAGAGACCGACTTGCTGAATCTTACTCTGGACTCTGGACAAGTGCCGAGCCTACAGACGGAGGCTTCGATGCAAACACAAACTTTAACAAAAAGTGGGGGTGGTACACATCGATACACAAACTAGCAAAAGGCAACGTATTAAACCTGGACAAAGTGACAAAGCAAAACCTACACTACTGTTTAACATTTTTAATGTACGAAAAAGAAAAAGACGAAGTAGAGACATTACACTACAAAAATAAATTTAACAAATGAGCAATATAGGTGCAAGAGCTTTTTATCTAGTATTAGACAAAATTAAAAACACACTACTAGACGACCCAGACATCAATACGGTAACCTACGGCGATCTAAGCGAAGTAGACTTGTCTAAGCAAACCATATTTCCTTTAGCACACATTTTAATCAATGGAGCTACGCTCACGGATCAAACAGTAGATATGGACTTTACGGTGTTATGTATGGACAGTGTAGACATATATAAAAGCGAAGTAACAGACATATTCGAGAAAAACGACAGCGAGCACCAGATACTTAATACTATGCTAGCAGTAGGTAACAGAATGACCCAGAAGTTTATGAATGGTACTATACATCAAGACGGTTTTCAAATGGACGGCGACGTTACTTGCGAAGTCTTTTTTGACCGTTTCGAGGGTCAACTTGCTGGCTGGGCTTTTACGTTTACAGTGAGCGTACATAATGATATTTACAAATGCTAAATAATATAATTAAAGAGCTAGAAAACTACGGACATAAAGTAGTAGAAAAAGCTCAAAGAAACTTAACGACAAAAGACAAAGACAATACTGGCAAGCTGTCTAATAGCCTACACTATAAAGTAACACAGCAGAAGACAGACCAACCCAGAATAGTTTTCTACGGCGAAGACTATGGTAAGTTTGTAGACTTAGGGGTGCAAGGTAACGACCCACAAGCTATGCCTAAAGGCTCAAAGGTTAGATACAACAAAGCACCTAATAGTCCTTACCAGTTTGGCAGTGGACGTGGCAAAAAAGGTTTGCGTAAAAGTATTAATGAATGGGTACTACAAAGAGGTACGTTTGAAGTAAGAGACGACAAAGGTAGGTTTATACCTAGAAAGTCTTTAGTGTATTTAATATCTAGGTCAATATGGTATACTGGTATAAAAGCCAGTTACTTTTTTAGAGACGCACAAGTAGCTTACAAAAACCCTACTTACAAGAAACTAGGCGAGGCTTTTACTAAAGACGGTACAGACATAATTTCTCACGATCTAAAAGCCGTACCAAACATAACTATTAAAAATGGCAGATAAAAGATATTTACGTAGCCCTATTACTATAATAGCTAGCCGAAGTGGTGCTCTTAGTGCAGTGGGCGTATTAAACATTGAGGGTACAGATAGGTACACACTCACTATAAACCTAGACAGCAATAACGACGGCTTTTTTGAAATTAGCGAGCTGTGTAGAGACTACCTTACACCAGCGTTTTCTGGTGCATACTCTAGCTACTCAATAGACGTAGACTTTACGGTCACTTACTATAGTGCTGTAGACGGTGGAGGCTCAACAGTAGGGTCTGCAGTTACAACAAGTTTTTATGGAGTAGACGGTTATACGTATTACGAAGAGGGATCTAACGTAGTAGTCACTGGTACACCAAAGGCTCAAAGTAATTTACAAGTTTACTTGCCAGACAATACTGCTGGCAAAATACCTACATTCTCTAGTACTGGTTTCTCTTACAATACAGTCACAGCGACACAGCAAACTAAAACAATAGGCAGCGACGTATTTACTATAAACCGTTTTTGCGTACCAAAGTACACTGCTTTTAAAGTCACGTTTGTAAACAAGTTTGGAGCTTTCCAGGATATGTGGTTTACTATGAAACGTACAGACACAATGAATGTAACCAAAGAAGACTACAAGGCAAACCAGTTAAGCTCTACTGGGGTTTATACAGTTTCTAAGCACGCAAGACAAACATACAACAGTATGGCAAAAGAAAGTTTTGTACTAAACACCGACTATATAAAAGAAGACCTTAACAGCGTTGTAGAGCAGCTACTACAGACAGAGCAGTGCTGGATATTAGAAAACAGCCAGACATTACCAGTGATCCCTAAAACGTCAAGTCTACAATTTAAAACAAGCCTTAACGACCAGCTTATACAATACGGTGTAGAGTTTGACTATGCGTTTGACAAAATAAACAATATAAGATAGTGCAGACCTTAGAGTTATTTATTGACGGCACGCAAGCCGAAATGTTTAAAGACGAGAGCGTACAGCTTACACAGACTATACAAAACGTCAAAGACATAGGCTCGATATTTACAGACTTTAGCCGTAGCTTTAACTTGCCAGCTAGCAAACATAATAACAAGCTCTTTAAGCACTACTACGACATTAATTTAACAAACACAGTTAACACACCTACGTTTTTAGCAAACGACACTTTGCCAGCAGAAATAAAGCTAAACAATAGACTATTTAAAAAAGGCTTTATAGCACTAGACGGCGTTTCTATGAAAGAAAATAAACCGTATGCTTACAAGGTTACTTTTTTTGGCGAGACAATTAAAATAAAAAACGCTCTAAAGGCAAAGACATTACAAGACATATTTCAAAGTATTACTACTTACGATCACGAGTATAGTGTTTCGAATGTAGTGCAAGGTCTAAAGGCAACCATCGCGTTAGGAGCAATACGCTACCCTTTAATTGTAAACGGTGCAGACGCAGAAACCTTTGGTAGTAACAGACTTTTTTACAATGGCACTAGCCATAACTCTGGCGACAATAATTTACATTACGACACAAGTGGTAGTGGTAGTGGGTCGCACAATCACGGAGTTAAAAAGTCAATGCTTAAACCAGCTCTTAAAGTCTCAAAAATTATAGAGGCTATAGAAAGTCAAGTAGACTTAGAGTTTTCTAAAACTGCTAGCGACGACTTTTTTAACACTAGCGTAAATGACATATACGACAACCTTTACTTATGGCTATCTAGAACTAAAGGAAATATAGGTTTAAATGTCACTGGTACTGCAGAGGTCAATATGCCAATAACAGACGTAGACTTTACAAACGCAAACCCAAACGAGTGGAATCCAGAAAGCACTGGGTCATCTAGTCTATACCCACCTTACTCTAGAGTAGAAAATGGTATATGGACTTTTAGGTCTACAAAAATAAGTACACGGAATGATACTGGTTTTTCGTATGCTATTTCGTTTTCAATTACAAGTAGCTCTACATATAGTATTTTTATAGAAGAAGTAAGCAGTACGCCAGTAGTCGTACAAAGTAAAACAAATGTAACTGGCACAAACGGTATTGGTGCTGGCTGGTTTTCTGGCACTACTTCAAATGGGCAGTTAGTTAAATTACGCTGCAGAGTTACTAGTGAAGACCCTAGCATAACTTTTATACCCACTATTACATATGCTCAAAGAGACTATAGTCAATTTCCGTATCCACTGGAGCAAGTTACTACGGTTACTGGTACAGACATAGAGCCAAATGGAGCTGTAAGCAATATAGTAATATCGGATCAAATACCAGACTTAAAAGTAGTAGACTTTCTAACTGGTCTTTTTAAAATGTTCAACCTCACAGCCTATGTACAAGACGACGGCAAAATTAAAGTACAAACGCTAGACGAATTTTATGAAACTTCTACAGAGTACGACATAACAGAGTTTGTAGACTCAAAAGAAAGCAGTGTAGACTTTGCAATACCATATCAAGAAATAGCGTATAGGTTTCCAGACCCAAAAACATTTCTAGCAATTAATCACAAAGAAATTTTTAACTACCAGTTTGGCAATCAAGAAAACACTACTGCTGTAAGTCAAGACGTGCAAACCACAAACAGAGGCAATAAGTATGTAGTCGACGTACCGTTTGGCAAAATGCTATACGAGCGACTTAATGACATTGACGGTGGATCACAAACGCCGTTTCAATATGGCTACTGTACAGACAAAGATCAAAACCCTACAAACATAGAGCCTCTAATTTTTATTAATGAGAATGTATATGTACATACAGACAGACTTAGTTTTCAAGACGGATTAAGCAACGGCACTGCGGCTGGTCTCTTAACATACAACAGACCTTGTAACGTATTACCTGGCAATACTAAATACAGTATAAACTTTGGCGAAGAAATAGACGAGTTTTCTGGCGAGGCTGTAGAGAATAGTTTGTTTTACACTTACTATAGAAACTATATTGTAGACACTTTTAACGAGCGTAGAAGAATTACCAAACTTACAGCATACTTGCCTCTAAAGGTTTTGCTTAATTACACACTAGCAGACACTTTTATAGTAAACGGCAAGAGATATAAAATAAACAGCATCACTACAGACTTTATGACTGGCAAAAGTGAACTAGAACTATTAAACGAAGTATAAATGTTAAACGTAATTATAGACTTACTAAAAAACGCAAACGGAGAAACGGAGAACATACGTATAGCACAAGGTAAGCACAAACTACCTACGACTATAAAAGACACTCTTAAA